TAACGCCTCGCTCTCCAAAAGAATCTCTTGGATGATTTCGTTGCGTATGATGTCGTTCTTATATGGTTGGCCGTCCTTGCCGGGTTTGAGTTCTTGTTTGCTCAACCAGTCCAAGTAGTCCAAGCCCTTCTCACCAAAGGCGGCGATCTGACGAAGGGTAGAGCCTTTATACTTACCAAACTTCAATTCCATATCCCTCGGCTCTGTGCCGTTGGTTTTATTAGGAGAGTTGAGCTTGGCCGTGATATCTGCTAGGTCTGCTTTACTTATCTTGGCGGGTTCGGCCTTGGGTGCTTCCTCAAACTTCTCCGTGTTGATGTCTTGAAATCCCCCATAAGGAACTTCCTCGGCTGGGGTGGTCGATAAACTCTTATCGATTAGGACTACGATATGGGCAAAGGCAGAGCGACAAGCCCTACTGATTGCTCTGGTCTGGCACATAGCCCTTTTAGCATAGGTGGGGCGGTTAGACCACATCGGCTCGTCATCTCCCAGAAACCCCTCGGCTTGGGAGATCACTTGGCCGTTGTCCATTCGTTTCACCTCACCGATGCAACGATAGCCATCTTCGAGCCTCTCCACATCTCGGGCAGAGGCAACGCATCCGTGAGCGACTGCGATGGATTGCCATCCCTCGACACGCACATACTTCTTATCGCCTTTGCCTATCTGCTGGGCGGTCTCCATTACGATTGCCCTACATACTCCAGCTACATCCGTAGCTTGTCGCATATAGTTTTGCACTCCGTTAGAGTGGCCCAGTCCGTGGTCATTCTTTAATACTATCTGTTCATTCATTTGGTTGTTTCTCCTATTGTTTATTGTTTGTGTTGTCCGTCATCGAATACGCCGAAGCCTTCGGCATTTTCTTTCTGTGTCTTAGGTAAGTTCAAAAATCTAAAATCATTACGGCTATCGAACTCTGTATCGGGGAACGCCCCAAAAACTCTTACTACCCATTCATCCGTAGTTTCATTTGGTAATTTTTTCTTGTCTGGTTCTTGATGCCAGAATGTAGGCATTTCTTCACTCATTTTTTTGTCCTTTCTTTTATGGTTTTGATTATCGGGGAAAGCCACTTGGCTGATATATCGTGGGAGGGAATGCGGAAAACTAGGATGTCCATCGATGCGGCGAGGTTGTATTTTTCCATATCGTTGAGGAATCCGGAGGGTCTGGTGTGCCTGCCCCTCGTCCATACCCCCCCCTCTAGCTCGATAGCGATGCCAGAGGTTAATAAGTCCACATAGTAATCGAATCTAAACCTTCTGCCCACGGCAAACTTATATTCTTTCTTTAGCTCCCCACCACCAAGGCTTCTCCATAGAAGTTCAAACTTGGCTGATGGGGTCATCTTCATTCTAGTTTCTCCCCACCCAGTTCTTTGTCGGCAACAATAGCTCCGGTTCTTTTGGTTTCTTGGGCTGGTTGCCCTCGGCGACGATCTTGTCCATCTTGTCCAACTCGGCGGCAACAAATAAATAAAACTTCCTGCGTTCGTAATTCTGCTGGTCGATATGCTTTGCGAATATCCTCACGCCTTGCAGAATCAAAAGACCAAAGAAAACTACGAGAAAAATAATCACCAGCGTATCCGTTGCTTCTTCCACGAGGGCGAGCAGTAGTTGGGGTTGGTGATGTAAGGATATTTGCCATCGTCCAGAGCCTTCATCACGAAGCCCTCCCAGATAACTTCCCCAGCCTTGTTGTTCTGATAGTTCATCTCCTCCCAGATTGCATTGATCTTGTGGTGGGCGAGACGGACAAAGCGGAGGAGTTTGTTGGGTTGCAAATCAAATGTGACGGCTTCCAAGTGTTCGATCTCCTTCATCCGCTCTGCGTAAGGCTTGGGATTGGCCGGTTCGAACGCATCCATCACCACAATAGTTCCTTTGCCAGTCTTGGTGCGTTGTCCCATAATCTCGCAATCTACAAACCGAGGTTTGATTCCAGCACCAAGAATCCTCTCGGCCATTAGGTTGTGGTTCAAGGCGAACTTGCCGTGGCGGTTGTAGCCCTGCTTGGTTTCTTGGTCGAACCAGCCCCTCCATCCGTTGAGCTTGCCCTCGATGGCTGTTTCTTTTTTGAACTCGATGTGGGATGCTGGAACTGCGGAGGCTTGCGGTCTTGCGGGGAGGGGGAAGGATGTCATTTGATTTGTTCTAGGATTTCGATTTGGAGTTGTAAAGGATTAATTGAGGAGATGTTCAACTATATAGAGGGTTGAGCCAGCACCAACGATTAGGCCGATGATATAAGCTATGAGGATTTTGTTCATTTAGTTTTGTCCTTTCTTGTTAATATTGTTTGTCATTGTTTGTCTCGCCTTGTCTAGCCGTTTCTGTCGATTCCACTGCATCGAAAAGGCAAACGTCTCTGCTTGCATTCCCCGATTCACGATGTCCTCGGCATCGATGACCGCTTGGGCATCGCTCCTATCCGCTCCAAGGTTTTCGAGTTCTTGCACTCGAGCTTCCCAAGTACGGATTTTGATTCCCTTGCCCACAAATCCCTCGTCATCGAATTTGGTGTAGCACCGGGTTGGTGTTGATATGCGTTCTAGTATTTTCATTAAGCTTTCCCCCTTCCCGCATCGGCAAGCATCCACACTTTGCCCATCTTTGATATGTCTTTTATGAATGCAACCGCCCCTCGCTTATTCAGGAATCCAAATATTTCATTCTTTTTGCGTGGGTTCTTTGCCCTAACTGCCACAAGCCATCTTGGTCTTTCATTTGTCTGTTTCTTGTGTTTCATTATGTTTAATTGTCCTTTCTTTATATGATGACTAGGTGTTTGTTCATCCATTCCCTAGAGATTCTTTTTTCGGCGAGCTTATCTTTCATCGCCTTTTTGAAGCCTTTTGGTAGGTTGCTTTTGAGCGTTGTCTTTTTGTCTGTTGCTTTGTTTCTTTGTTTCATTTGCTTGCCTCCTCTGGTTCTTTCTTTTGTTGGGGTTGGGTTAGGCAAAAAGGAGGTGTCCCTCTTTTCGTATTTTCCCGGCCTTGCATAATGCTCCGATTATTGCTTCAAACTGATTGAGGGAGCATCCTTGAGTCATAAGAACTGCATATAAAGAGCCCGCCGGTGTTCCCATTGGGCTTGCCTTTACTGCGTCAATGACTGCATCGAGGATTTTTCTCATAGCTTGTATTTGGTTGAGGGCTTGTGGGTTGTTCATTAGTTCGGGTTCTTTCTTGGTTGGGGTTATTTTTTAACCGCCAATATCCCCCGTCCGCAACAATTTGAAACCTCTATCCCTATAAAAGATTCGTCTTCAAAATGCCGGAAGCGGTCTCTGGAGCCTCCGACTATGTAGACGCCTTGAAGTCCTAATGCTTTCTCTGCGCTAACACTTCCGAAGAAGTCCTCGACCTGCTCAATAGAATCGGTCATTCCATCAAATCTTGAGCGAGTCTTGCAGAAAAGTGAATCCGCATTCTTACGAATAAAGCTCTTTAGTGTTGCAAGGGTTATTTTCTTCTGGGTTTCCGTCGGTGTTACTGTGGTTATTTGCATATCCACACCCTATCACACTCCCCCAAGTTGTAAAGGGTTTATTTATCTTATTTTGACGATTGTTCGTAAGTCCCTATAACCACGCTACTTATGGGGGTGCTTTGTGGGGAGAATCTTAAAGATTTTAAGGTTGCGAATTACACGATGATCTTTTCTGGCAACAATAAAGGGATGTCTTTTCATCTCCACTTTCTTTTGTTCGAGCATTTGATTGAGCATCCGTGAGGTTGTGTTCATTGATTTCTGCCACAACTTACTGACTTGTTCCCTCGTATAATATCCCGCCGGCTGGGGTGGAGCAAACTTGTCTTTGATGTGTTCCGATAAAAGTTTCTGCCAAGGATTTTTTGCATTCATAATTAAAACGCTTTTATGTCAGTCGGTAAATAAAACTTATTGCCCCTCTGCCTTGCTTGAAAAACTTCGTGTGTCTTGTCTGGGTAGATTGCTCCGAACGCCCAGCCGTGTTGCCAGCGGAGTCTGCGGAGTTGGCCTCGGTTATATTCTGGGGTCTTGTTGCATAGGCATCCAATATTGTATCCAGTCCGAGGGTCGATGGATACGCTTCTAAAATAATCGATGGCGTGCGTATGCCCAAAAATAACATCGCCGTAAGCGTCTGCGTGTTGCTTCCCGCTGTGCATAGCGTGGCCATAGCCGTGAACAAAGGAAAGCCCGCCGCACTTGTAGATTCCACCCACAGAATCATAGGGGAACATCCTCGCCTTGGTTTCCTTCATAATCAATTCGATGTTCTCTATCCCATCGTTGGCGTAGTCACGAGCCAAACCACTTCGGCTGTTACTAGCCATATCAAAAATCCGTTCATCGTGGTTGCCTCTTAAAAAGATTCTCTCATCGCCGAACTTAAAGAACTCTCGAATGAACTCCTCCCCTGCGTCCCAATCCTTTTGCAAGCTCGATGCCTGCTCCTCATCGCCCGCCCCTTTTCTGATTGCCCTAAAATCCCAGAGATCGCCGATGCAGACCACAAGCCCACCATCCTTGCCGATGTATTCCTTTGTAAAAGCGAGCAGAGCCTTTACCGAGGGAGCGTCTTGTTCGTCACCGTGGATATCTCCACAAGCGACAAACTTAATTGGCTTCATAATTGAGGTTTAGATTGACCAGTTAAAGTTGTGTAAATTAAATTACAACACTCTCTTGCTCTGGGATTTGTCAATGTCTCGTCTGTGCATCCGTCCCTTGCAAGCTCCATCACAATATGCATTTGCTGTCGAAGGGTGAGGAGATATACCATTTGATCTGTTGCTTCGGCTATGGATTCTTCAACCAAGCGAGCGGTTGGCATCTCCCATAATTTAGTTCCAGAATTTTCTACGACTCCCTTTTTATATTTCCTCTCCATCGATTCGACCGCCGCCATTTGCAAAGTAGTAAGATGGAGATCGTGCTTCTTTGTAAAAACTTTCTCTTCTGTTTTCTCCACTCCCTGCTCTGATGTCATCCATTAACGACTAGACCACGGACGCTTACTGACTAGGGAAATCTTTTGATTGTTCACCTCTTGCTTTTGTGGAGAGACAAGCTCTCTCCATCCAGAGATATTTGCATCCTCAAGATGGGGCTGTTCCCAATCCAATCCACGAAGGCCGTGCTTCTCCGCAATCTTGCGGGTGATTGAATAGCCTTGGTCATCGTCCCAAGAGGTCACTAGATCACCGCTGGGAGTTTGGGCAAGGGGAACATAGTCAATGGCGTGAGAGCCTTTACCTAGGTCAATGTGGAGCGATTGCGGTGGTATTCCACGAGCGTTTGTGACTTTCCTCCCAGCTTTTGTCCGTCCTTGGGCGTATAGTTCCTCTTGCTCTTGAGGGGTACGCACCGAACAATAGATCAGCACCGGAATCTTTTTGCTCATCAACTCGCTATACCAAGCCCCTACCCTCTTGCCAAAACTAGGCTCACACTTTTCTATGTGGCTTCTTGACCTTTCCACCGCCTCCCGAATCGTCATTGATCGAGCCTCTTTCGGAGTCGTTCATTCTCTTCCACGAGTCGAGAAATCGTTTTGAGCGATTGCCCAAAAAGCTGTCTGTATTCTTCTGGGGTTGATTTGGTTCGGTCGAGCTTGTCCCACCGCATAATGTAGTCGGTAATTGAATCTTGGTTCGGGACTTCGCCAATGTCGTAAGGTCGGGTGGTTACGCACCCACAAAGAAGAACGCTAGTTGCGATGAATCCAAGAATCCACTTCCGCATCTCGTAGACGGCGGTTATAAGCAATCTCTTCATCGTCTCGTTCTTTTCTTGTCTTGGCTCGGTTCTTTGTCCACCAAGCGATGATTCCAATTAGTCCAGCGAGCGAGGCGAGAATGGCCTCCCACATTGTTATTTCCTAGAAAACTTGGAGAGAAACGAAACGATCTTGGTTAGCGTGGCCTCCGGCTCGTCACCGGGAATTAATGCACAAATAGCAATCGCCGCAGTCAGAAGGGCGGTCAATGCCCCAAGCCAAGCAAACAAGTCTTGTGTCTGAACAAAGGATAGGAGTTGATTCATACTGATGCTGGGGGTGTCAAGGGTTCGCTATTCAGCCAACCGTTCTTCAACGCCTTCTATCATAAGAAAGCCAGATGCAGACCCCTGTTGTCCATAGTTTGAATCAGTAAGAACATACATTGGTGCTTTATATGTCGTTCCGTTAATTTTTATTTGGAATCCATCAGATATGGCGGTTATAAAATTAGCTTGGGGGAGAGTCGAACTTATGGCGAAATAAGCGAAATATGCTCCCATTGTGCTCTCAATAATTGCACCAACACGCATAAAAAGAAACGGATAGATTTTTAGTTTTTGGCCACTGTTTGCTTCTGGTGTTTTTTTGATTGAACCATATAACACTATGTCTACAGATGTTTTGCCTCGCGACAATGGGGAGGCAATAACATGGTCATTTGACTCTTCAATTACATAAATAATTGCTGAATAAAAGTCGTTACAAACTAAGTCGCTCATTTTTGGCTGTCCAGTATTTATGCTCGCACCAGTTCCGTCCATTTGAAATATAAAAGCAGCGTTATCTATGACTTGTGCGTTAAAATTTCCAATAATTGAACCAGTAACCTTAAATGATTTATATTTCCAATAAAGAGCCATCGCATCCTCAAGAGACATTTCAAATGGGCGTATAGTGCCTGCGCCGTATTCTCCCTCTGTTGCTTCTTCTAAACAGAATGGAAAATAGCCGCTTTTGCTTGCGTGAAGAAATGCCATAAGGATTTCGTTAAGGCATCAGCCCCTAGTTAATAACCGATGACGGTGATTCGGTAGGTGGCTGTGTTCACATCCCTAGCAACGCTGTCGGCATTTACGCAAGATAAGCAGACTGTGTTGGTCTGATAAACCACTCCTTGAATAATTGCGCCTGCTGAAATTGCCGATGGCAAGCCCACTAAAACAATATCATTTACTAACGCACCAGTCACAACCACATCCCGATAATGCTGATCGTTTGCGCCTACTGTTCCAAAGGTGACCGAGGTAAGAGTCGTAACTGTTCTTGGAGATTGTGGAAGCACTCCGTAGGTTGCCCCATTTGCGATTAGACCAGTATTTATTAGGGCAGTAATTACATTTGTTGCTGTTGACTGAGTATATGAAAGCAGGCCAATGTTTGTAAGGCCAGAAACGATGTTTGTTCCAGAGGGTTGAGCCGTGACTGTTGCCCCATAGAATCCAAGAGGAGTGTTGGAAAAGGAAAGCCCAGCCCCATAACTAACGACTACTGTGCCAGAGTTATTGTTGAGCGTCCTAGCACCAAAGGCAACCGAGGTGACGGCAGAGGAATCGGCAAGACCACGAGCCGTTGAATTTACTCCTGTTGTTGAATTTCTTACAAAGGCGGCATAGCTCTCGGAAGCGGTAAGGTAGCTGGCTTGGTTTGCCGGTACGGCAGAACCGCTAGTAATCAAATCACGGCGAATTGTAACATCAGTTTGAAGAACTGTTTTGGGTGTTCCGTTTTGTGTTAGCTCAACCTCAATCTTTGGTGAAATAGTGTCTGCACCAGCTTCCGCAAATAGCTCATCCAATTCGGCGGTTGCCATTGTAACTATTGTCTGCAAGAAACTTCCAAAGATAACCCCGCTTGCATCGAGTGTGAGGGCAGTCGTAATGTTGGTGAGGCCAAGGTCACGGACAAAAGAAATGGAATAGTTCCCAGCATTGTTTCCAACATCGACACTTATGTTTCCGTTGCTAATCGTTGTGATTGATGTGAGAGCTTCTTGGAAACAGACCGCAGTAGAGCCAATCGGAATAGCCGTTGTTGAATTAGTACCAAAGTTAAGAACAACCGAGCCGCCCTCTGCATCCGACCCAACCGCAAGGTTGTATGATTCGTTTTGCGTGGCAGAGCCGTCCTGAATTTTGGTCAATGAAACGATCCCAGCGGTAGGAGAGGCAACGAAAGTGTCTGAATAGACAGCAGGGTTACGAGCCAACCGAACTACTTGCTGTGCCGCAATCGATGAAGCTGGGAATCTGCGTGTGCTTACTAGAACTGAACTTGTTGGAAAAAGTGTAAAGGAAGAACCACCAAATGACATAGCAGTATTTGGTTGTGTTGCAGTTAAAATATAGGCATCTGGCTCATTCCCATAGGTTGTTACCGTGGCAACATTATTTGATACAGCTGTATAAATGTATCCAGCTACGGTTGCTTCATCTGTGCTATATGTAATTGCATTTGATGTAACTCCATTAATAGTCAGCTTAAAAGCACCAGATGTGGGGGCATCATCAATCCCACCAATGCCCAACTTAATTGAAGAACCAGTTGTATCTAAATCTCGAAGAAACCCAGCAGAATCTCTCTCTTGTAACCGAACACGAAGATTATATGAGTCGTTGCGGGTAAGGGTGGGGAGCGTTCCACTCCTAGCCGACCCTGCGGCCACTAGGTTTCCATTGGTTGTGTCAATGTAGATGTCTAGACTTTGAGCCATTTAAGTGTCCCCTTGTGTCAATTCTATGCCTTGGCAAGAACTGTGATTGTGTCCGGCGTTCCATTTGAGCATACATTAAGAGTGACTTCTCGGAATCCACCACCACCACCAGCCGCCCCAAAAGAAACCTCAAACCCATTCTCTTTTTCTGATATGCTAATTCCAGAACCAGCAAGGGGCTTGGTGCATTCAATCCTTCTTATCAACTTATTGAAAAAAGACTTCGTGAGAATTGATGTCCCTTGGAGTTCGTTAAGTTGTGTTTCTTTCATAAATAACGCCTATGCAAATCTAATTTCTACTTCAGCGTAAGAGGCTCGGGCTATCAAAAACAATCCCCTTCTTTCACAACTATATGTTTGGGTGCAATACCCAAAGTATTGAGCAATTGAAACGCGGTTAGAGGAATTAAATGGTTGCCTTGGGTTGTCTGGCATTTTTGTTCCGTTGATAAATGGGGGCATTTGATTTACTTGACCAAAAGAAATATTCCCCAACTTGATTTCAGAAGTTGCGTTGATATTACCCTTAATAAATTGTGACTCACTAACATCGGTCACAAACTCTGCTTCAATAGTTAGGGGGGGGCCGTAAATCCCAGCACCAGCTGTTGGGATAAGCCTTACAATAGCTGGTGGCAATCCACTTAAAGATGTTAGCCCAACATAGGTAACAAGCATTTGAGTAATGCCTCCGTCTTGCTCCTCTGTAGTTACGGATTCCACAACCATTCGGGAGTATGTTTTAGCAGAGGATGAGAACGCAGAGTGGAGCGTGTCCTTCTCTGGAACAACCGTGTCTCTGTTTGCCGTCTTAATGGCATAAGCCTCGATGATTGTCTCTAGGCCATTGGGTTCTTTATTAAAGTTTTGCCTTTGCAATACCTTTGAGCCAATCGCCGAGCCGATGACTAGACTTGCCATATTATTTAACCACCGTTCCGGATTTCATCAAATCCACCAGAGCCTTGAGTGCTGTCAGAGTTTCTGCTGATAGTGAGCTTTGTTCCTCGCCAAGTTTTCCAGATGCACTTGAGCCACCCCTTGGAATAGCTCTGTCCTTTTCAAACTTAGTCGCCGCCGCTTCCCTAGCAAGTTGTGATGGGTCAACCCCGCTTAACCCTCCCCGAATCTGTTCGCCTAAAGACGGCCTTTCCCCTGCGGCTTGTTGGGCGGCCAGCTTTTCTCTGTCCCTCTGAGTGGGGGCAATCTTCTCGGCAACCTTAAAATTCTCTGTCTTGAGTTGTCGTTCCCTTTGTTTTCTAGCTACATCGAGAGCTTGTTGCCCAGCCCTGCTTGCGCCAAGTATGCCACCGCCGGCCGCTGAAGCAACTTTTGCAACATCGGCTTTTTGCTTTTGAGAGGCTTGTTCAAGCGATAATCTTTTTTGAGCCACCTCTAGGTCTTTTTCTCTTCCCTTTCTGGTAAGATCATCTATTAGTTTTATATTTACACCAACATCTTTTAACTCATATAATTGCTCTATTTGCTGATTTATTAAAGAAAGTTGATATTTTGCTAATTCTAACTCTGCCTTTGCGTCAGTAACAAAATCTGCTTGTGTTTTATTTCTTACCGCATTTAGCTGGCGAAGTATCTTATTTTGTTTAACTGTTCGCTCTGTGTTTTCTGCTTCTTCTTTTCCTTGCTTTGTTATCTTTTCTTCTTGCTGTCTTGTTGCGAGCAACTGCATTTCTGAGTCTAAAAGAGCTTGAGTGTCTTTAAGTGTTTTTTCTGTGCTGGATACACCAAGATCAAGGTTAAATACTTTTTCTATCCCCTTCATTATTCCCGCCATAGGGCCGAGTTGAGTTATTTTCCCACGCAAAGATTCGATTGTGTCTTGAGTCTTTTCTAGCCCTGCCCTTGCTTGGTCAACACTTGTGCTTTTGAAAGATGTTTCAAAGGCATCTGCTAAATCTTTTTGTGCTGAATAATAATCTGTCGATGCTTGTTTGACTGTTTCCCCAAACTTATTCATTGCGCCGATAACGGCATACCCAAAGATTCCACCAGTTCCAAGCCTTGCCAACATACCTAGGGATGTCCCCGCCTTGCTTGCATTAAGCCCAAGACTAACAAGCGTCTTGCCCAGCTTTTGAGCCGATGCGTCAGATTGCTTGAATGTGCTAGCCGTCTTTGTGGCTTCTTTCTGAACTGCCCGCAAGCCAGTCGTGGCCTTGCGTCCATCAAGCTCGATCTCTCCTTTTAATACAAAAGCCATATATATTACCTTATTCTATTAACCTTGTCAGCAATCTCTTGTTGCTTTTCAGCAATCTTTTCCTTCATATCGGCCTCTTCTTCATTGATTGCATTTTGCAAAGAACCTTGCCCAATTTTTGCTACTCCTGCGGCCGCATTAACAAATACTGCCTTAATCACATCGCCTTCAGCAAAAACATTGTCAATTCCGTATCCTAGCCCAGCACTTCCTTTTAATGCCCTGAAGAATTTTAATAGAACATTATCTGGCTGAATTGTTTTCCCAATAGTCTTTCTGCTAAAATGATAGAAGGCCGGCAACCAACCAGCGGCAATGTATCCGGCTGATGATTTTGCTCGCTTAACAAACTTATTATAGAACTGGCTTGCTGTCCCTCCCTTTTTGCCCTTACCCGGCCCTGCCAATTTAGCTGGAAACTTATTGTAGAATCCTAATCTTTTTCCTCTAGCAAGCCTCCAATT